CCGCAGAGAAAGCCGCCGCAGAGAAAGCCGCCGCAGAGAAAGCCGCCGCGACTCGTTGGAGCTTGAGCGAATCAGAATGGGAAATTGTCAAGAGCCTCGGATGAGTATTGCCGAAGCATATCGGCAGCTATCAAAAACAACAAGCAAACGGCGACGGTATGAATTGCACCGGCATATAAAAAAGCTCAGGAGAAAAGGACATGAACAAAATGAGTCTGCAAGAGCAGGCGAATGAACTGCTTGCAAAAGCTGAAGAAAAAGGAATATCGACGAATTTCTTCTTTCGTACAACGTTTAAACGGTATCAGGTACAAATGAAGATCCTCGCAGACCTTGAGAAAGCCATCGCCGAACATGGCGCCACCGTCACGAAGGAATACGTCAAAGGCCGTCAAAACCTTGTGGCAAATCCAGCCATCACCGAATACAACAAAACGGCAACGGCGGCAAATGGTACCGTTTCAACGCTGATCAATATTGTGAAATCATTCAGCGAAGAGGGAGAAGCAAAAGCGTCGAAACTTGAGGCGCTACTGAATGAGCTCGATGAATAACTACATTTATGCATACTATCAGGCGATCAAGAACGGCGACGAAATCGTCGGCGATTATATCCGCCGGTGGTATGAATTAATCATTCAAGGGCTCGAAAATAAAACCTTTTACTTTTCGGCGAAGAAAGCAAACAAAGCGCTCAAGTTCATAGAGAACTTTTGCCATCATCACGAAGGAACGCTCGCGCCGCAGCTGATCAAATTGGAGCTATGGCAGAAAGCGTTCGTTTCGGTGATCTTCGGAATCGTTGACGAAAACAATCTGCGACAGTTCCGCGAGGTCGTTCTCGAAATCGGTCGGAAGAACGGAAAGACCCTGCTTGCGGCAGCGATCGCGGAATATATGACATTCCTTGACGGCGAATATGGTGCGCGCGTCTTTTTTGTTGCTCCGAAACTCGATCAAGCGAACCTTTGTTATAACGCGTTCGTTGAGATGATCAAGAAGGAACCGGAGATCAACGCACTCGCAAAGAAACGCCGCACGGATATATACGTTGAAAGCACCAACAGCACTGCGAGACCGATCGCGTTCAACGCGAAGAAATCAGACGGCTTGAATCCGCACTTCATTTGTTTAGATGAGGTTAGTTCATGGCAGGGTGACGCAGGTCTCAAACAATACGAAGTTTTAAAGAGCGCGCTGGGCGCCCGTAAACAGCCCATGATGCTCGCAATCACTACGTCTGGATATGTGAACGACGGAATATTCGACGAGCTTATAAAGCGCGCGACAGCAGTCATAAACGGCGACAGCAGAGAGACAAGGCTCGCGCCGTTTCTTTACACGATCGACGATGTTGAAAAGTGGAACGACATCAACGAATTGAAGAAAGCAAATCCGAATCTCGGTGTTTCGGTTTCCGTTGATTATCTACTGGAAGAAATCGCGGTCGCTGAATCATCACTGTCGAAGAAGGCGGAGTTCTTGACGAAATATTGCAACGTTAAGCAGAACAGTTCCGTCGCATGGCTCGACACAAAAACGATTAATAAATGCTACGGCGACCCGCTCAGCCTTGACGACTTCCGCGGTTCGTATTGCGTCGGCGGCATTGACCTTTCACGCACAACCGACCTGACAGCGGCGACGGTGATCATCGAGAAAAACGGAATCCTCAACGTTTTCGCGAAGTTCTTCATGCCTCGCGAGAAGATCGATGAAGCAACCGCGCGCGATGGCGTTCCATATCGGATCTATGCTCAGCGCGGGTTCCTCATCGAATCGGGCGACAACTTTGTCGATTATCACGATTGTGAGAAATGGTTCCGTGATCTTGTCGAGCAATATGAAATTCTTCCGCTGAAAGTCGGATACGACCGTTATTGCGCGCAGTATCTCATTCAGGACATGAGCGCATACGGGTTCCAGATGGACGACGTTTGGCAGGGCGAAAACCTCAGTCCGGTTATTGATGAAGTAGAAGGCACGATGCGAGACGGCAACATTCGCATCGGTGACAATGATCTTTTAAAAATCCATCTGCTTGATTCAGCAATGAAGCAGAACAGTGAAACAATGCGGCGAAGGCTCGTCAAGGTATCGAGCACCGCACACGTTGACGGCACGGCGGCGTTATTGGATGCGATGACCGTGCGTCAGAAATGGTTCTCTGAAATCGGGGAACAATTAAAAAATGGGTGAGTTTATGGGTTTATTCGATTGGATATTCAAAAAGCCGAACATTGACGCCGCCTATAAAAACGACGGCTATTTTAAAACGCTCACGGCATACAGACCGCACTTTACGACATGGCGGGGCGGGCTTTACGAAAGTGAACTGGTGCGGTCAGCGATCGACGCAAGAGCGCGGCATATAAGCAAGTTGAAAGTTGAGATTCAAGGCGCAGCGAGGCCAACGCTTCAGACGAAACTCAGGTTAAAGCCGAACAATTGGCAAACATGGTCGCAGTTCCTATACAGAGCGTCAACCATTCTGGACATGCACAACACCGTTGTCATTGTTCCGGTTTATGACGATTTAATGAACCCCGTCGGCTATACGCCAGTCTTGCCGAATCGGTGCGAAATCGTCGAAGTGGATGGCGTGCCATTCTTGCGGTATGAGTTCGCACATGGAAAAAAAGCCGCCGACTATTTAAGCGAGTGCGCGATCATCACGAAATTTCAATATAAGAGCGATTTCTTCGGCGAATCAAATCACGCTCTTGATTCAACCATGTCGCTCATTCATTTGAACAATGAAAGCATAAAGGAAGCCGTGAACAACGGGGCGACATATCGGTTCATGGCCCGGGTGAATAACTTCAGTAAAGCGGAAGACCTCAAGAAAGAACGGCAGCGTTTCAATGAGACGAACTTCCGGGCGGAAGAAGGGAACGGCGGTCTGTTATTATTCCCGAACACATACGCGGACATCAAACAAATCGAGCAAGAGGCATATACCGTGCCAGAGGCCGAGCTGAAGGAAATCCGCACGAATGTATATAACTATTTCGGAGTGAATGAAGACGTGCTTCAGAGCCGCGCATATGGCGACGCGTGGGCTGCGTTTTATGAATCGGTGGTCGAACCGTTCGCCATTCAGTTCAGTGAAACCATGACACAGGCGATCTTCTCAGACCGTGAACGCGCACAGGGTTCGCTTTTAATGGCGACATCGAACCGCTTGCAGTACATGACCACCGCGGAGAAACTGAACGTTTCGAGCCAGATGGCCGACCGCGGAATTATGAACCGCGACGAAGTGAGGGACATTTGGAACCTCGCACCGTTGCCGGATGGTCAAGGTCAGGCGTACACAATCCGTGGCGAGTATTACATGATCGACAGCAATGGAGAGTTTACCCGTGAAGGAACGGGCCAGTGAAAGAGGGAAAAATTATGCCTATTAAATCAGATAGAGAATATAGAAACCTCGGTTCGTTTGAACTTGAAGAAGGAAACGAGATGGTGACAGGATACGCCACCACATTCGACACTTATCTTCTTTGGAAAGAGGACGAAATCGAATTATATGAGCGAATCGCGCGCGATGCATTTGAAGGTACAGACATGAGCGACGTGGTATTCCTCAGAGATCACACAGGGCCCGTTTTGGCGCGTACGAAGAACGGGTCGGTCAGATTATCAGTTACTGACAGAGGTCTGTTCACATCGAACGATTTGAGCCTCACAGAAGCAGCTAGAGCAATGAGAGAGGACATTCGAGTAGGCAACTACACACAGATGTCTTTCTCATTTGTGATAGAACGCGACCATATTGATTGGTTGGACGAAACAAGAGCCGTCCGAGTGATCGACAAGGTTCGCAAACTCTATGACGTTTCAGCCGTTGCATTCCCGGCGAATCCATACACAGAAATCGGAGTCTCAGCCCGTGCCATTCTCGACGGAGCGATCGAAGAGCGGACAGCGGAGCGACTGGAAGCGGAGAAGAGACAAAGAGAGATTCGTCAGCTTGCGTTGCGTCTGAAACTGGAAAGGAACAAAGCATATGGAAATTAAAGATATGCAGATGGAAGATGTCGAAAAGCGCATGGATGAGATTTCCAAAGAAATCGAAACCGAAGGCGCAGACATTGAAGCACTCAGCAAAGAAACGGACGCACTCATCAAACGCAAAAACGAGCTGATCGCCGCCGCAGCTGAAAAGCGTGCGACCCTCGACAAAGTTGCAAAGATGAAGGCGAATCCCGTCGACAAGATCGAAGAGAAAGGAAAAAGCGAAATGCCTACACTCGCAGAAATCAGAGAATCAAAAGAATATATCAACGCGTATGCGAACTACATCAAGACCGGCGACGACAGCGAATGCCGCGCCCTTCTGACTACAAACGTCACCGGCGGACAGGTTCCGGTTCCGACATACATTGAAGGAAGAATCCGCACCGCATGGGAAAAACTCGGCCTCATGAACCTTGTCAGAAAGACATATATCCGCGGCAACATCAAGGTCGGTTTTGAGTTATCCGCAACCGACGCGGCTGTTCATGTTGAAGGCGCAGCAGCACCGGCAGAAGAAACCCTGACGCTCGGCGTTGTCACCATGGTTCCCGAATCCATCAAGAAGTGGATCACCATCAGCGACGAAGTGGTCGACATGGGCGGCGAAGAGTTCCTCGATTATATCTACGACGAAATCACATACAAGATCGCCAAGAAAGCTCAGGAGAACCTGCTCGCACTTATTGCGGCAGCACCCACAACAGCAACCGCCACCGCCGTATCAGTCGCGGAAATTTCCGGCGCACCTTCTACAACAATCGTTGCGGAAGCAGTCGCGAATCTGTCTGACGAAGCGACCAACCCCGTTATCGTCATGAATAAGCTGACATATGCAGCTATGAAGGCAGCCGCAGCCGCCGCGCAGTTTGCACAGGACCCCTTTGAAGGCCTGTCTGTTTACTTCGACAACACCATCGACGCATACAGTGCAAGCGGTTCCGGTACATGGATGATCGTCGGCGACTTTGGCATCGGCGCACATGCAAACTTCCCGAACGGTGACGAAATCGTTCTGAAGTATGACGACCTCAGCCTTGCCGAATCCGATCTTGTTAAGATTGTCGGCCGTGAGTATGTAGCCCTGGGCCTCGTTGCGGATAAGGCATTCACCCGCGTAACAATGGGGGAATAATTGGCCGGACCGCAGTGGTAGGAACGGCCATAGTCGGGACTGATGTCACCGGTTAAAATCCACAGAAAGGACGATAACTGAATTATGTCTTATGAACCTAAAACATGGGTGACTGGAGAAGTCATCACAGCAGACGATTTAAACAAAATTACCCCGTTTATCGAACCTCTTACATCTAACGAACAGGGGTATTATGCCACGACACACAACGCCGGCGTGATTTTCGAAGCATTAGGAAACGGAAGACCTGTTTTTCTCTTTAACTCCAATTCTGAAAATGCAAGCTATTACCCGGTTCTTTCTGTTATGGTTGGGCGCAATCTTGATTATATTCTTACAGCTATTGATACAAGCGGGAGTTCTGGAGTCGCAACATTTACAGCCGCAACCGCTGATGTCCCGTTTGTGGAGCAGGTGGAGCAGGGTAATTGAAGCGTATAAGGGACGGCGAAAAGCCGCCCCTTTTACTCAATAGAGGGAGAGCAAAATGGACGAAGCATTAAAAGCGGTCAAACTTGCCGCGCGCATAGTGACGGACGCGTTCGATTCAGAAATCAAAAGGCTGATCAATGCGGCGCTTCTCGATTTGAATGTCGCAGGCGTTGACGGTGAACAAGTTCTCCTCACGAATCCGCTAGTTCTCACAGCGGTTGCGACATATGTGAAGATGCACTTCGGTGAACCGGACGAATACGAGCGCCTCAAAGCTTCATACGACGAACAGAAGGCGCAAATGAGCATGTCGACAGGGTTCACCAACTGGAGCCGCGCCGATGGATAGATCAACGCCGATCCAACTCGTCGCGCAGTATTACAGCGAGAACGATGCAGCGGTCACGAGTGCGCAGCCGATCGAAAGAACGGTCTATGCGAATATGACATCCGTCACGGGTTCCGAATGGTTCGAGGGTGCGCGCAATGGATTAAACCCCGAACTCAGGTTCCGCGTTTTCGCCCCGGATTATAAGGGCGAAGAGATTCTCAAATATAACGGTCATTATTATGCGATCTACCGCACATATCTCGAGCGGAACGACATCATAGAGCTTTATTGCGAGCGGCGAAATGGCACAGACTATCCAGCCGGTCAAATTTGACGAAACCGTTCGGGAGATTCTCAACGACTACGATCACGACGTGAATGAGATCGTTGAAGAGTCAATCGAAGAGGTTGCGAAGGATGCCCAGAAGACTTTGAAGAAAGCCGGAACGTTCAACGGGAAGGATTACAAACGAGCCTGGGCGACAAAGATCGAGAAAAAACGCATATATACGACCGCGACGATATACAACAAAAAGCCCGGATTAACTCATTTACTTGAGTTCGGGCATGTCAAACAAAACGGTGGACGCACCCGCGCTTTCCCACACATTGCGCCGGTGAATGAACAGGTTCAAACCGAAGTAGTTCAGAATATCGAGGAGAAACTGAAATGACGATTGAAGAAGTTGCAGAGATGATCAAAGAAACGGGCCTGCCGACTCGTTATGAGATGTATCCGAACAAGCAGGTGCCGCCGCTTCCGTATACCGTTTACTATTTCCCGAACTCGAACAACTTCGGAGCCGATGACGAGACATATGTCAAAATCACCGCATTGAATATTGAGCTTTACACCGCAAACAAATCACCAGAGGACGAAATCAAGGTGGAGCAGGTTCTCAGAAATCACGATATTTACTGGAACAAAACGGAAGCCTTCATCGAATCCGAGCACATGTACGAAACACTTTACGAAATGGAGATCATAATCAATGGCTAATAAAATCAAGTACGGCCTCAGAAATTGCCACTATGCGAAGGTTACAGCCGTAGACGCGCAGACGGGCGCGCTCACATATGACACACCCGTTCCGCTTCCGGGCGCTGTCAATCTTCAGATGGACGCAGCCGGAGACGATACCCCTTTTTATGCCGATGACGTTGTTTATTGGCAGGGCACCGCAAATAACGGCTATAGTGGCTCGTTAGAGCTTGCATTGATTCCCGATTCTTTCAGACAGGATATTCTCGGCGAAAAGCAAACGCAGAACGGGATCTTCTATGAGACCAGTGACGTTGTTTCCAATGAGTTTGCCCTTTTCTTTGAGTTTCAGGGCGACGAAAGCGCGACGCGGCATATTTTCTTCAGATGCACAGCAACACGCCCGTCAGTAAACGGAGCAACACAGGAAGCAAGCATCACACCTCAGACGGAAACATTCAACCTCACGGCAATGACTCGCATCAACGACCGCATGGTAAAAGCGAGATGCCCGAAAGAGTCGGCAGCATATAACACATGGTTCGATGCTGTTCCGACGATCACACCGTAAAAAAGACATAAGGAGAGAGAAATGGAGAAAACTATCACTGTAGGCGGCAAAGAACAGAGATTCAAAGCCACTGGCGCAACGATGCGCATTTACCGCCAGAGATTTCAGCGGGACATTCTGAAGGACATGGCAGAATTGCAAGACAAATATCAGAGCGGCGACACATTAACGGCGCGCGACCTCGAGTGTTTCGAAAATATTGCATATGTCATGGCAAAGCAGGGCGACCCGAGCATTCCAGACGAACCGGATGAATGGCTCGACGGCTTTGATATGTTTTCTATTTTCGAGGTGCTTCCGCAGATTCTTGAATTGTGGGGCATCTCAGGCATTTCGATTTCCACAAGCAAAAAAAAAGCGAAGAGACCGACCGCCCGTTGACGGTCGGTTTGCTTTTATTAAGGTGCATACAAGCGGGCATTCCGCTGTCTGACCTTGATTATTTAGACCTCGGCATGCTGATCGACATATTCAAAGAGGCAGAGAACGACAGCGCAGAATATAGCCGCGTAGCAACTCAGGAAGATTTCGACAGATTTTAAAAGAAAGGCGGATCATGGCAGGCGGAAGAATTAAAGGAATTACCATCCAAATAGATGGAAACACAACCAAGCTGAGCGATTCGCTCAAAGATATAGACAAAAGTCTCAAAGACACGCAGACCGAACTCAGAGATGTTAACAAACTTCTGAAACTCGATCCGGGAAACGTTGAGCTTTTGAAGCAGAAACACGACCTTCTCAATTCTTCAGTAGAGAAGACAAAGGAACGACAGAAGGAACTCAAAAAGGCACTGGAAGACCTCAAGAACGCCGGATCCACGGAAGAAAACCGCAAAGAACAGGACGCATTGCAGAGAGAACTCGCAGAAACAACGAAATCACTCGAAGGGCTTGAGGAACAGTTCAAGAAATCAAGTCCGCGAATGGAAGCGTTCGCGACGGGTGCGAAGAACGTGCAGGAGAAGACGGCGAAGATTTCGGCAGCCGCAGGAGTGGCGGCGGCGGGAATGGCAGCGATGGCGGCATCCGCAGCATCGAACGCAGATGATCTTCTCACAATGGCAAACGTGACGGGGTTCTCGGTTGAAGAACTTCAGAAAATGAAATATGCCGCCGATTTTATTGACGTTTCATATGAAACGATGACCGGAAGCATTGCAAAGCTCACGAAGAACATGTCATCCGGATCGGCGGTGTTTGATACGCTCGGCGTTGCGATCACCGACCAAAACGGCAATATGCGAGACGCGAACGAGGTTTGGAACGAAACAATTGAGGCGCTTTCCAAGGTTGAAAACGAAACCGAACGCGATGCGTTAAGCATGGACGTGTTCGGCAAATCAGCGATGGAGATGGCGGGCATTGTGGACGACGGCGGCGCAGCTTTGAAGCAGCTGGGCGAAGACGCGGAAGCAACGGGAAACATTCTCGGACAGGATGCCGTCGAAAAAGCGGTCGCATTCAACGACCAAATCGACGAACTGAAAGGCAAAGCATCGCAGGCTTTCTTCTCAGCAGGCGCCGCACTTGCCGACACCCTCGTTCCGGCGCTCGAAAAGTTGGTCGATATTATCACGGGCGTGCTGTCATGGTTTGGAAATCTCGACGGCGGTGTTCAGGCGTTTATTTTGACCGTGCTCGGACTCGTCGCAGCGATTTCACCGATTGCGGGAATTATCGCGACAATTTCGACAATGGCCACGGCCTTGAATGTGGCAATGCTTCCCATGATCGGAACAATCGCGGCAATTGTGGCAGCGGTGGCGGCGGTGGTCGCGATCGGTGTCGCCTTATATCAGAATTGGGACACGATCAAAGCCAAAGCAGGCGAATTGTGGCAGTCAATCAGCGACACGTTTGCAAAGATTAAGGAAACAATCGGCGAGAAAATCGAGTCCGCAAAGGAAAAAGTTCGGGCGGCGATCGAAGCGATCAAGGGTTTTTTCAAATTTGAATGGTCTTTGCCAAAACTGAAGATGCCGCACTTTTCAATGACAGGGGAATTCTCATTGGTTCCGCCAAGCGTGCCGAAAATCTCGGTTGATTGGTACAAGAAAGCCATGAATGATGCATATCTGTTAGACGGTGCGCAGATTTTCGGAGCGATGAACGGTTCTCTTCTGGGCGGCGGTGAATCGGGGAAAGAAGTCATCCTCGGACTCGACACCTTGAAACAATACGCAGGCAGTACGGTGTTTAATATGCCGATTACAGTCAACGCGGCACCGGGCCAGAGCACCGCACAAATCGCGGATGCAGTGTCTCGAAAGATTCAGAACGATGTAATGAAGAAAAAAGCAATATGGGCGAAATGACGAACTATTTAATTTTCGGCGGGCTGAAATCGCTCGACCACTTTGTATGGATTTCGGGAGAGGGAACCTTTAAAGCACCGAAACGCTCGGTCGAATATATCAGCGTACCAGGCAGAAACGGAGATCTGATCGTCGACAATGGGAAATGGGAAAACATCACGGTCACATATCCGGCTTTCATTCCTTACGGTTTCGAGCAGCACATGAGCGAGTTCCGCATGGAGCTTTGCAAAAAACTCGGTTATCAGCGGCTCGAAGACACATATCACCCCGATGAGTTTCGTCTCGCGTCGTTTACGGACGGTTTAGAACCGTCTATGACGCAGTGGAACGAGGGCGGAGTGTTTGACTTGTCATTCAATTGCAAGCCTCAGAGGTTTCTTAAAAGCGGCGAGGAGCCGCTCAGATTTCTTCCGTATCATATCAGCGGTACCACCGTAGAAACGGGATATATGCAAATCGCCGGGAATCGGCGCGCAAAGGTCACGGCGAAAGCACCTGCAACGGACACGTTAACCGTTACCGTTCAGACATTCAATTCGAGCGGAACAGCAATCAGGAGCACAAACTATACCGTCACAAATGGCGGCGAGTTTGAGCACCGATTCACCACGGGCGAGGCATATTTCAAACTTGCGATCGCGGGATATTCGGACATTGACAGCGTTCAACTTGAGGTTGAAGCAGACATCCAGATAGACGGACAGACGCAAGCGGTCACCATTACAGCGGGGAGAACGATCACGATCGACAATCCGACGGGATACGCCGCGAAACCGCTGATTGAATGCTTCTCGAAAGCATCGCCATATATTACGCTCACAAACTACGAAAACGGCGAGGAGTTGGAATATTACGAGTTCCATGTTAACGACACCGGTGTTTCACATTTCTATATAGATTGTGATCTTCAGTATGTATATGACGATGCAAAGCAGAACCTCACAAATTATTTATATTTGACAACCGCGCAGTCGGCATATGGTGAAGGATTGGTCTTCCCGGAATTATCAGGAGATACAACCGAGCTATATGTTTATAAAATGACGAACAATTTTGCAGACGGAACGGGCCTGTTAAACATTTATCCGAGGTGGTGGAAATTATGATCCCGAGACTATTCGAGAGCACCGCCACAACGTTCATAAACTTCGGAATATGCCCGCTGTCTGATTGCATCGAGTGTTTGGTCACGGAAGAGCGAAATGGCGGCTATACGCTTTTTATGAGGTATCCACGCGGGGGAGAATGGGCGAGCGAGATCGCAGTCGACAGGATCATTCTTGCACAGCCTTCAGACAATGCCGATCACCCGCAGCCGTTCCGAATTGTTGACGTTACTTATGACATGAACGGCGAAATCACAGTCAACGCGAATCATATCAGTTACTATCTGAATAACGTCATCATCGGGAAAAACCGACAATATACAAGATACCCGTCAAAGTTTTGGGAGATTGAAAACAACAATCGGAAAAACCCGAACCCGTTCACTTTCGAGACAGACGCGGACGATGACGCGGCGCCCGTGCATTCATACGGATGTGATGAGCCTACGCCATTAAAAACGCTTCTGGGCGGCATGGAAGGTTCAATGGTCGACCTATTCGGCGGCGAATTGGAGTGGGACGGTTACACGGTCAAATTGTGGAAATCACGCGGAAAAGATAACGGCGTAAAAATCGCATACACAAAGAACCTGACTGGTTTGGTGTATGGGGCCGATCTTTCCGAGGCAGTCACCGGAGCGGTTGGATATTACAAGAGCGGTGATGTTTATGTCGAATCTGATCTTCAGACAGTCACGAACAGCCTCGGAGCGCCGCAGATTGTCGCCGTTGATTTGACGCAAGAGTTCACCGACACGCCAACCGTTGCGCAGCTGAACACGGCAACCGCCGCATACGTTCAGAGCCGTTCACAGGCGCCGGAGATTTCCGTCGATGTCGAGTTCGTTCCGCTATGGCAGACGCTCGAATATCAAGAATATTACGCACTGGAGCACGTGAATTTGTGCGATATTGTGTGGATTATTTATCCGCCGCTAAATATCTCAATATCCGCGAAAGTGGTAAAAACTGTATATAACGTTTTGGCTGATCGGTATGACGAAATCACGATCTCGTCAATTCGCAAAACTCTCGCGGACACTATATTCGGACTTATGGAAAGGTAAAAAAGTATATGCTCGACAGATATTTTGATTTGTATCTTTTCTCCGGACGGCATCTTCCGCTTGTCTTCGGAGCGAATCAGGGCGAAAGCGGCGACAGGTGGATCTTCAGTCTCAAAGACGAGAACGGAGTCGCACAGCCTGTCGCAAATGGCTCGATTATCGGGCTAAAGTCAGACGGCAATATCATCGCAAATGCGGGAACGGTAGACAGTGCCGGTCGCGTTGTGATCGAAGAGACCGAACAGATGACAGCGGCAGCGGGCCCGGCAACTTTTGAGATTCTGATCAACAATCAGAAACATGGATCCGCAAATTTCACCGTGCTGATTGAGAAGAGGCCCGGAGACGATGCGGAACCTTCCGAAAGCGATCTCTCATTATTTCAGAGAGCAATCGACGCCGCGGGACAGATCGGAGACGCGGCAGAGCTTGCGCAGCGTTTCGACGAAGTTGAGGCACAGGTCGAAGCAATTCCCGAATACACCCTCGAATATACCGAAGGCGGCGGAAATAGGTTTATTCGATTGGCCGCGGGCGATGTTAACAAAGGAAACGTTCAGGTGCTCACGAAGGCCGTGAAAGGAAGCGACCGCCCGGTAACAGGCGGCGCAGTTTTCGACGCTGTTAATTTGCCCGAGATCATCAGAGCAGACGCGCAGGCAGTCAACCTGAGACTCGAAGCGGGCGTTTATTATGTGTATGGCACATTATCAACTTTAAGGTTGAATGTCACCGACACAACCGGCAGCGGAAACATTCTGCGCTATTTTGTGATGTTTACATCGGGAGAAACCCCGACAAGCCTCACACTTCCGACAGGTTGCAAAGTTGAGCCGAATTTTGCAGTCGAAGCAAATCACACATATGAGATTGAAATCATTCAGGCAAACGGACAGCTTTTCGCCAAAATCTCAAAGTGGTGATCTTATGGAAGACGAAAAAAGCGCGGAAGATGAAAAAAAAGACCTTTATGGAGATTTCGGAAAGTTCGTCCATGAGTCTTTGACAATGGAAGAGCTCGGCGAGGTATTTGCCGAAATCCGAACAGGGTCGCGTGATGTTTATTAACTGAAGGAGAAAAAAGATGCCTGAACAGAACATAACATACGATGATTTTGAGAAGTCACTCATCGAAGACGGAATCGAGATCATTATCCCGGAAGAAGACAGCATTGCGCCTGAAGGCATCGGCGCGAGCGGGTACAAGCCAAGAAAAACAGCTCCATCGGCTACAAATCCATACTATTTAAAAGCGGGCCGTGGCGGTTATAACCTTTGTATTCTCATTACCGGCAACTCATGTCTTCCCAATTGCGTCGGGTTCGCGCACGGCAGGTTGCTTGAGCAGGGCGGGAGCACTGGAAACTCAAAGATTCCGACATGTAACGCGGAAGATTGGCTCGCGATGGCAAAAGCGAACGGATTGAAGACCGGAGCAACGCCGAAGCTCGGCGCGGTGATCGTCTGGAAGTCAGGCAACCTTTGGAACGGAAACGACGGGTGCGGACATGTCGGAGTTGTCGAGGGATTAAACGCCGACGGTTCGATTCTTGTCAGTCAATCGAATTATGGAGGGACGCGGTTTTTTCTTACAAACCATAAACCGCCATATCACATTTTAGGCCAGACATTCATCGGCTTTGTTTATTCGCCATATGTAGAAGAACCGAAAGGAAAGGCTATGTGGAAGAAAGACGAAACAGGTTGGTGGTACGACAACGGAGACGGTACATTCCCGAAGAGTCAGTGGATGTATATCGGCGGCGAATGGTACTGCTTTGACGCAAGGGGATACATGAGAACCGGATGGATTCAGGACAAAGGCATCTGGTATTATTGCGACAAGTCGGGAAAGATGCTGCATTCGACATGGTTGGAAGATGGCGCCCATTGGTATTTCTTCGGGAAAAACGGTGCCATGTTCACGGGAAACCATGAAGTTCCGGTTCATTTCAATTCAAACGGTCAGTTTGACGGAAACAGGAGATAATATATGAAATTATCGGATCAAAGCTATGATTTTTTAAAGTGGGTGGCAATCTATTTCATTCCATCACTTGCGACGTTTGTCGGCGTTGTCGGGTTGGCGCTCAATTGGGAACCGACCGCGATCGCAACGACCATCATTTCCGCAGCAGGCGCATTCATTGCCGGATGCATTCGCATGTCAGTCGCCGAATATGAAAAAGCGAAAGCTGAAGAATACGAGGGCGACACGAATGCAGAATGATATCACATTATCACTTTCTCAAATCTTCTGGATTATTGGCGGGGTGACAGCCGTCGCCGCGTTTCTGAAGTGGGCCATGCAGCCGATCAAGACGTTAAACGAGCATGAACGCCGAATCCAGAGGCTCGAAAAAGCAGAGGCGGAGCGAAAAGCAACCGACCGTTACACAACAAAAGCCCTGAACGCGATCGTCAATCACATGATAGACGGAAACGGAATCGATAAATTGCGAGAGGTTCGCGACGAATATCAGGAGCAAATCATAAACCATCATGTTTGAAAGAGCGCCGGGCAAAACCGGCGTTTTTTTTGTATGTTATACTCTATTTAATCCAAGGCCCAAAGTGATCATATGGGAGAAATCGGCCGCCTGAAGATGCATAGTGCCGCCCTTGGATTTAATTTACGGAAGCGGTGATATTATGGTAGATGAAGAAAGAAAGCAAATCTGTGAAATTGCGCACATCACTGACATTGGCGAATTGTCAGACGGTTTCCACACATTCAACGATTTGTATTATCAGCGGATGATGCTTTTTGCGGCATTGGTCAAACTGAAGAAAGAAAGATCGTGGAAGTCAAAGAAGCATTCAGATGGTGAACCGTGTTTCGGTGGCGGGTGGTTCGTTGTCGGAATCACAACTCCCGAAGGCGACTACACATATCACTACGAGGAAAAATATTATGATTTGTTTGATTGTAAAGAACTCCCGACAGGAAAAGCGTGGGATGGCCATACCGAAAAAGATGTCACACGGCTTTTAAGTCTTTAAATGTTGGATGACGTTGGGTGATGTTGGAATGTGTCGGATACTGCATGATGCACACAGGATTAATATTGCTTATATGGGGCAGTCTCATGATGGTAGACGATGAGTGATCGTTTCGAGTAATTTCGAGTAATTTCGAGTAGACGAGAGCGTTCAAAAATCAGACGAGATCGTTCAAACAGCAGACGAGTTTGTAAGTAAAAAAATATCGTGTTTATTTTCCTTACACAGAGGTGAAGCGTTCTAAGTAAAATTCATCTAAGTTAAATCTCAAACCAAGCCCTCCGAAATCTGAGGATTGACGGTGAAAGATCGGCTACTGAAGCAGTGAGAAAG